GGCTGGATCGGCAAGAAGTTCCAGGCGGTCATCCACTGGTCGCCCGCGGAGAACCTCTGGCAGAAGTGGGAGGAGATCTTCTGCGATATCTCGATCGGGAAGGAAGAGGCGATTCAGGCCGCCGACAACTACTTCGATCAGAACCGTGACGTCATGCTTGCAGGTACCGAGGTGCTCTGGCCGGAGGAGGAGTCCTACTACTACCTGATGAAGATCAGGATCGAGGATGGGGATCTCGCCTTCCAGAGCGAGAAACAGAACAACCCGATCGACCCGAAGAACGCCATCTTCCTGGAGGAGTGGATCAAGTATTACGACGAAGAGGACGTGGACCTGTCGGGCACCAAGCACGGCTGCGCCATCGATCCCTCGCTCGGCAAGGCGTCGAAGAAGTCGGACCCCTCGGCCATCATCGGTGGAAGAATGAAGGAACACATCATCTACCTCACGGTGGCGGACATCGAGAAGCGCCACCCGGACAAGATCACCGGCGACACCATGGACCTTCACATCCGGGATCCTTTCGATGAGGCGGTGATCGAGGATGTGGCCTTCCAGGAACTGTTCAAAGGGCAGTTCGAGGCGGAAGCGCATCGGCGCGGTCTCACCCTGGTGGTGAAGGGAGTCAAGCCCACCAAGGATAAGGATCTACGCATCCAGTCGCTGCAGCCCTGGATCAAGAACGGCTGGATACGTTTCAAAAGGCACGGCATGGGAACGCTGATCAGGCAGCTGCTGAACTTCCGGCTGCGCAACAAGGGCGGACACGACGACGGGCCGGACGCGCTGGACATGCTGAAGACGCTCCTGGAGAGCGGTCTGATCGTGGCGGCCTGCGCCGGAGCCGGGGATGACAAGTCGCGGCGCGAGGATGGGAGCAAGGGCGTGATGGGAATGGGACGGCTGAGCAGACTTTTCCGCAGGAAGGAGGCGGCATAAATGGCGAACGCGAAGTTGATCGAAATGCTGAATGCTCTGCTCGCGCTGGAGCGCACTGGGATCGATCAGTACAAGATCCACCGGGCCAAGTTCGTCAACTGGCAGCTGGCCGGCCAGGTCCCCTATTTCGACGATCGCATCAACGAGGAGCTCGGTCACCAAGAATTCCTTGAGGACCGCATCCTCTTCCTGGGCGGCACCATCATCCCCCAGGTCATCAACGAGGTACACGTCGGGATCGAGATCCCCGCGATCTTCGACAACGACGAAGAGGCGGAGATCATCTCGATCGCAACCTACAACGAGGCGATCGCGCTGGCCGTGTCGGTCGGCGATGAGGACACGGCGGACAAGCTGCGCTTCATCCTTTCCCAGGAGACGGACCACCTGAATGACATCGTGGCCCGGAAGGATCAGATGCGGATGGCCGGCGTACAGAACTGGGTCGCGGTCAACATCAGGGGCGCGGCATGAGAATGACTTCGGTGCGCGAGCGGCACCCCCTGGGGGGAACGGTCGAGTTTATGGTGCGCTCGAACGGATCGGCCGGATCGGATCGATCGGAGACCTCGTTGGTCGCCGCGGCTCCTCCGATGGAGACCGCGCCGGCGCAGCTGGTCGCGGCCTCCGCCGGGAGCGATCCGGATATGGAGTGGCGCCGGCTGTCGGGTAACTCCAACCGGCTGCTGCCGATCGCGGCCTGGGCGCGCCAGGTGGAGGTCTGCTACTGGCTCTGGAAAACTAACCCGCTCGGCAACTGGCTGATCGAGCTGATGACCGCTCTGATTACCGGCAACGGCTACACGGTCACCAGCAAGAACGAAAACCTGCTGGCCTTCATCAAGAAGTTCTGGGGCGACCCGATCAACGACCTTGACGTGAAGATCGAGAACAAGGTGCGCGAGCTCTCCATCTTCGGGGTGCAGTGCTGGCCGATCTTCAAGGGTGAGCAGACGGGCCGGATCCGGATGGGGATGATCGACCCGGCGCAGATCCGGAACATCTACTCCGACCCGGAGAATGCCGAGCTGCTGATCGGCGTGCAGATCTCCAACTTCCATACCGGCGAGCCGCGCTACCTGAAGACGATCATCGGCAAGGAAGCGGAGACGGTGCTGAGCGCGAGCGGCCAGCAGATGCGGGACGGCTACCTGGACGGCGAATGCTTCCTCGAGGCGATCAACCGGGTCAGCAACGACCCCTTCGGGACCTCGGATATCTTCATTATTGCCGACTGGCTGGATGAGTACGAAGAGCTGCTCTACGACTATTCGGGAAAGGTCCGTAAGCAGAACGCCTTCGTCTGGGACGTCAAGCTGGATGGCGCCAACGAGGAGGCCTGCGAGGCCTACGCCCAGAAGTTCCCTTCACAGTCCGATGGCAGCGTGCGGGTGCACAACGAGAAGGTGACATGGGACGCGATCGCACCGAAGCTCTCCGCCCTGGAGATGGAGAAGGCGGTCAAGGAGCTGCGCAACCACATCCTGGGCTGCAAGAACATCCCGGAGCATTGGTACGGCGGCGGCGGCCAGGTGAACCGCGCTACGGCGGGCGAGAGCAACGACCCGATCCAGGCCTTCGTCGGGAAGCGCCAGCAGACGGTAAAACAGATCCTGTGCCGGATGATCGACTATGCCATCCAGAGCGCCCTGGACGCAGGCTACCCTCTGGACGTTCCTGAGGACGAACTTGGAGCCTACGAGATCCAGGTACCCGAAGCGACCAACAAGGACGTCAGCAAGATCGGCGCTGCGGTGCAGCAGCTGGTGGCCGCGATGACCATGGCGGCCACCCAGGGGTGGATAGATCAGCCGACCGGAATCAAGCTCTTCGCGTTTATCTTCCAGATGATCGGCTTTGCCATCGACCAGGAGGCGCTCCTGGAGGCCGACCCGGCCTACAAGGATTATCCCGCCAAAGGGCCGGCAGGACCCGGAAAAGTCCTGCCGCTGAAACAGCCCCAAAAAACGGGAGAGGGTGCCTGAAGCCCCTACCCCCTGCAAATCGGCTGATAGGTAGTTCATGAACTAAGTTTGGGGGCCTGCTGTGGGAAAAATGGAGACGGCGGAGACGAAGAATCCGAATGTGGCCGGCATGAACTACGCCGATCGTTGCATGGCCCTGGTGGACATGATGCAGTCGGTCGCCAATGAGGACCCTGCCCTGTTCCTGCTTTTGGCGATGTACGACCTGTTGGAGAAGTAGATGGCTGTCAAGGTGACCACAAAAATCAAGAGCGTCTTGACCGACCAGGGTGAGCAGGTTGCTCTGGGAGTCGACGCAGTCCAGGCGCTTCTCGAGGAACTGCGTAAGCAGATCCTGATCCAACTCGCCACCGGCGCCTCGAGTTACAGCTCTCTTCATATGCGACAGACGCTGAACAGCTTCGAGAAATATGTGACCGATTTCGAATCGGCCGCTGACAGGGAACTAGGCTCCGGAATCATCGCATCCTTCGATGCCGGAGCAGCCTTGCTACCTGCCGCGCTTGAAGCGGGGGGCGAAAGCGGGGTCTACTTCGGTATGGGGCACGCATCCAGCCAGTTGATTGAGACGCTCCAGGAATTCTCTTACGGAAGGATCAAGTCCGTAGCTGGCGACCTTTACACCAAAATCAAAGGAGAGCTGACCTTGGGGATCCTGGGGCAAAAATCTCCTCAAGAGGTAGCCTCGGAGATCGCCGGCGAGCTGGTAAAAAACAAAATCCCCATGCCAATGATGCCGGACAGGTTTGGCAATGTCCGTCCGATTTTCAAGTCAGCCGCCGAACGTGCAGAGGTTATAACCCAGACCGAGATGGGCCGCGCCTTTTCGATGGCCACGCAAAAGTCGATAGAGACAGCATCGGAGACGGTAGACGACTTACTTCGGATGTGGCTCCATGCGGGCCATCCGAAAGCGCCTCGCCAGGTGCATCTGCTGATGCACGGCCAGGTACGGGGGATGAAGAATCCCTTCTACCAGGCAGCTGACGGCACCCCAGTGATGTACCCTCGGGACCCGGGTGCGCCGATCAGCGAGGTGATCCGGTGCGGCTGTATTCTGGTCCCCTATAAAAAGACCTGGGGAACAGCTGAAGATTTCGCGGCAAATTTCGATGCAACGGCACACAGGGTGGAAACCAAAAAACCTACGGAGGAGTGAGGACATGGGAAAGAAGATTGCGGACGTAGTGAACGACTTGCAGGCAGGAGATCCGGCAGTAGATGGCGCGGCGGCGACCGTCGCCCAGGTTAAGAGCATGATCCTGGAAGCGCTGCAGGCCGGCATCACAATCGATCAGGTGGCGCAGCAGATTACCGATACGTTGGCGGCATTCCAGACCGGGTTGAATCAGACCCTTGGGGCGTTTGTCACGCAGGCCCAGCTGGTGGACAGCTACTTGAACCCGCTCAGTACCCGGGTCGGTTCCCTCGAGGGTATGTTATCCCAGGTGACGACCGTCGCCCTGGTCAAAGAGCTGATTGCTGCCGCGGTTGAGGGGCTCGCACCGATCCATGCCGTGATCGATTCCACTTCGGGAGCTGTCACCGTTCCCGACCAGGCCAAGGCCAAGGGCCCGATCGATCCGAAATACCTGGCCGGCCTGCGGTACCGAACCTCGCAGCCGCGCAGGGGCGGCCCGAACGATGACGACTCGACGGTGCACGAGCCGGTGGTGCGCGACCTGGCGCCCGGCGACGTGCTGAACTGGGTGGAGAAGGACGGCAAGATCTCCTTCGTCACGGGAGACGGCCAGCGGGTCTCCGTGCCCAAGTAACGTCTCGGACGGATCAGTCGGATCGGACGGATTTTTTAGCCGGAGGTAGGCGATGGACGCAAGAACGCGACAGAAGGAAAAGGAACGGCAGACGCTGGCGGCGGCGGACATGAGTTTTAGTGCCATCCGCGACCTGGTGTGCGACGCGATCTGCACGGCGGAAGGTGCCGGGTTCCGGTGCTATATCGGCGAGATGTATCCCGACTCGGTGGTGTATCAGAGCTGCGGGCCGGACAACGTCGAGAAGATGTACCAGCGTTCCTATTCCATCCTGGACGGCAAGGTGACCCTGGGAGACCCGGTCCAGGTGGAGCGGGAGGTTTCCTACGTGCCGATCAAGGCGGCGGCGGAGATCGTGGCCTCCGATGACGCGAGCGAGTCGGGCTCGGTCTGGAGGGTCCGGGTCATCGCCTTCGGCCCGGATAAGAACGATAAGATCTGCTGGGAGAAGGCCCCCCTGGTCGCGGCCATCTCGCTCTTCGAGGGAGCCAAGGTATTCGCACTCAAAGCCAGTCAGCATCACGACGCGAAGTCGACCCCGCGCTACGGCAAGTCGGTCACCGAGATGGTGGGAGCGCTGAGAAACCCGGAGGTGCAGTCGGATGCCATCTATGCTGACCTGGTGATTCTCCCCTCGGCGTCCTGGCTGCAGAACGACCTGAAGGCCTGCCGCGACCGCTCCATTCCTCCAGCCTACGGGCTCTCCATCGACGTGGGTGGCACGATAGGCAAGAAGCTGGTGGCGGGCAAGCAGATGCTGGTCCCCAAGCTGATCAAGAAGGTGGAAGTTGACGTTGTGCACGATCCCGTTGGAAAAGGCGAATTTCTGGAACAGCTGGCCGCAGCCCATGAGGCAGGCCAAAAGGAGGAGTACATGTTTGACAGGCTGATGGCTGCGCTGAAAAGCAAACGGCCCGATCTGCACGGGCAGATCACCGCGGGGATGACCGCGGGGACGATGACGGAGGAACAGGCGTTCGAGTTGGTCGCCGCCTCCGTGGTAGGCGGAAGCGAAGGCGACAACAACCAGACCCAGATGGTCGCGGCCATGGTCTCGGGGATGAAGGACCTCCTGGGGGGAGACGCCGGCAGCGAGGTGAAGCTGCTCACCTGCTCGCTCGTCCTGGACAAGAAACTCTTGGCCGCAGGTCTGCCGACCAAGATGGAAGCGAGCCTGCGCTCCAGGTTCGAAGGCACTGTCTTCAAAGATGAGGAGCTGACCGAGCAGATCAAGGCCGCCAAGGAGATCTGCGACGAACTGACCGGAAGCGGCAACGTGCGCGGACTGGGCGGCAACCGGG